GACTGCTAGGTCGTGGACACGGATGACCTCGTCCCCTTCGTCGTCCTTGCCACGTCGTACTAGGCGCATGATCTGGAGGAACTTGGATCGGAAGAAGTTTTCTAGGTCGATCTCGAACCCTGCACCTTTGCGCTTGTTCGCTCGAGCCTTAGCGGAGGCATCACTCATCGTTAGCCTCACGCAAACCTGACCCGCAGCACCAGCAGAAGATTCTGTCGATGCCGTCCCTCGTAATGGTCACCCTCGCCGGGTGGTCACACCTCGTCATCGTGTCTCCAAGTCAGCGATATGCATGCGTGCCGGCTCATACACAAGCCACGACACCACACCACCGGAAGGATCAGCCGGGCCGTAACGGTTCTTCACCGCACACACCCCGAGAAACCCAGGGTTCGAGTTCGTCACGGTCAGGATGCAGGCCGGCGTCTGAGCGAGCTTCCCCATGATCGCTGATCGTGGCGGGGCAGGGTTACCGGGAACACCCTCACTTGTGTGATGCAACGTTAGGAATGCAGCGGATGTCTCCCGACTCCACCATTTGAATTCCCTGAGCAGGGACCGCAGGGATTCCCAAGCGTCACCATCCGAATGCGTGCAGTCGATCAGGTTGTCGATGACCACGAGTTCGGGGTACTGCCCGTACAGTTCCACGAACGCATCAATCTCCAGCTCAATGTCAGACAACGATGGTGCAGACTCGAAGCACCAGCGGATGTGCTTCGCCTGAGCGAGTACTTCGCCTGCCCACTCAGAGTCAGCCATCATGGGTTCCACCTGGGACTGGTCAACGTCGGTGATCATGGATGCAAGGCGCAGCGCCATTGTGTGTTCGTGCGTGTCCGCGCTGAAGTACAAGCACGGGCGTCCAGCCTTCAATGCCCAATGCAGCGCCAGCGTGGACTTGCCTGCACCGGGGGGACCACTGAGCATCGTGATTTCTCCGCGACGCAGGTGGATTTGGCGTGCAGCCAAGGACTGGTACACGTTCGGCAGCGTCGCTGCGATCTTGTTACCAGCCTTGACGGCACGATGAAGGCTCCGCATGAACTACAGGCGCACAGTCTTCTGGCACTGCTGCTGCTTCGACGGTGCCGAGCAGACATAGAAGGCTTTATAGGGGCTGCCCGTCTTCTTCGAGATACCTGCCGGCACCAGCTTCATCGGCTGACCGTGATCACACATCGGTGCAGGACCGGACGGTTCCGGTGCGGCAGGAGCAGCACCCCACGGATCCGATGCGGGAGCCGACGCCTGAGCAGGCGCCCACGGGTTATCGGCAGGAGCGGCACCCGGTGCAGGCGAAGGGGCCGCAGCCACGAGGGTGGCGGCATTGGATGCGCCCACGCTGAGAGTGACTGACTCGATGAGGGTCTGCATGCCCTCAGCCAGTTCAGCCCAATGCATCTGGAACTCCGAAGCGGACCCGCCACGGACAGTGATCTGCACGTCGTGACCCGCAATGGGCAGGCGCACGTTCGCGCTGAAAGCGGACTCAGTTGACACTATTCCTCCAGTCAGATGTTGCAATCAATCGTTTAAAAAAGGGAGCTTGTAGGGGGGCTTGCCGCCCACGGCGTAGCACGACGGTGCCACCGTGCATGTCTGGCACATGGACGTGACGTGGGGGAGGAACCGCTCGGAGCGGATGGAATCCTCGAAGGTGGACAGCCAGTAGGACAGAAGTTCGTCGGTGTAATGGGCGAGGGACACCAAGCCACCTACGTCGCCTTTGCGTGCCATGTAGTAGGCACCGAGGGTGGGGTTGTATCCGAGTCGCTGCCGGATTCCTCCCGCGTACACACCGAGCTGCGTACTAGCCGCAGGCTCACGTGACCCCGTCTTCAGATCGACCACGATGAGTTCACCGTGCTGGTTGACGAAGACCCGGTCGATGTAGCCGACGCACAGCACGTTGGGGGAGGCGTCGTCGGAGGCAACCATGTTGGGCAGCACCAGGGTGAAGTCGTACTCCACCATCGGGTGACCATCGACCTCGAAGATTTCCCACCCTGAGGTGCCCCGCCACTTCACGTAGTCGGCGAGCATGTTCGGGCCGTTCACATTCCACCACGTGCCGTCTTCCTTATTGGGGAACTGTTTGGTGGCGCGGCCACCGGCACGCAGCGACTTCGACGGATCCACCTGTGCCATCTCCTGATCCCACGCATCCCGCCACAACGTGGCAAGCGTGGCAGTAGATCCCTTGTCGAACCATTCGGCAGCAAGATGGAATGCCTTCCCGCCGATGTTCCAGTACGCCTCCTCCTGAGGCACCCGGTAGACACGGGTTAGACGGAACTTCTCCCCGCACTGCTGGAATGTGTCCAGGCTCGAGTAGGACACCGAGTTGCGTCCGGTGAGTTCTTCCACGGTGGGGCGGGTCATGGCTTCACCCACCAGAACAGGTGCCCGGTGGACAGCATGCCCATGTCCTGATCGACCACCTCGTGGTCTTGCAGGCCCAGCTCGTACACGACCCGCTGCCAGTCTGTGTCGGACCAGCCGGGTTGAGCGACGATCATCAGACCGTCTGCGACAGTGACCGACTTCACGGTATCGGTCAGACCCTGGTCAATCTTTTGCATGCCGTTCAAGTTAGCCCCCCGATCTGACAGTCGCAAGGTGTGACACGGCGTGTCGTGTCTGAAACTACAATGGTGTAAGACGGCGTGTCGCCTTGCGAAGTTGGATGTATGACAACACAATCACAGGGCGCCGGGGCGCCCCCATAGTCTTTAAGTACTTACTGTTCTTGATGTAGTTACTACATGAAGTCTCTGACGTAGAACTTCCTATTGGAAGATGCCGCAGAGAGAGAGAGAGAGAGAGAGAGAGAGAGAGAGAGAGAGAGAGAGACAAATCGCCTACCCGCTGTATTTCGAAAGACCCGGACGGATCGGTGTTCCCTCGGGGAAATCCCCCGCTTGGTCGGCCTTCACGTAGAAGAACCCAGGAATTGAGGTCGGGTCGTACGCGACCACGACCTGTTCCTCCTCGATCATCGCAAGCCATGACTCGAACCTAGCCTGTTCGTCCTCAGGCAGGCTACCCCCTTGGCGAATTCTCCCTAGGTCCCTCAGCATCCGTGCGGGGTAGGCCGCAGCGTGCTGCGGCTTCACCCGCCAGGGGATCTCCCGGTCATATCGGGCCTGCTTCTTCGTCAGGCCGGCACGATGCATCGCAGCCGCCACCGTGGATCGAGCAACTTTCTGCCCGGTCGTCTCATAGACTCGCTGCGTGACCTGTTCGTGCGTCAGACCTTCGTCCTGTACCCAACGCCGCAGAGTGGCGTTGTCGGGCAGGATCCGTGGAGCTGGCATTCGACCCTCCAAAAGGGGATTTTCTTCCCAAATGGAACATACCACACATGTTGCAAACATATGTCTAACGGTCCCGTTGTGGCGTTACAGAAGTCATTCCACGTATTACAGGCAGCGTTTCGCCACGTCGTGTCCGAGGGGGGACTTGAACCCAACTCATATGTTGCAAACCTCAGGTCATACGCCCTATAGTCTGTCACAAGTTGTGTTCAGACAAGTCACTAGACGGAGGGTTTCCCAATGAATATGCGGATTTCTGAGGCTACGCAGGGCTACATCGATCACTGCCGAATGCGTAAGCAGGCATATAACACGATTCGCACGAAGCAGACCGTGCTGGGTTTCGCCCTCGATGCGTGGGGCAACATTCAGGTGCGGAACATTCAGGCCCGACACATTGATGTGTTCTTCTCCACGCGTCCCGACTGGGCACCGAACACGACGAACAATTACGCCCAGGTGCTGCGTGGCTTTTTCAAATGGTGCCGGCTGAATCGGCATCTGCCTCGTGACGAGGATCCGATGGAGATTTGGAGCAATGTTCCTGACGATGGCAGGGAACGGTTCTATGTACCGGGTGACAGGTTCGGTGACCTGCTGGATGCTGCTGACCATCCGTTGGATCGCTGGGTGATAGCTCTTGGTCTGTTCACGTTGATGCGTGGCTCAGAGATCCGGTCGTTGCGGGTGGATGCGCTCGAGGGCAGGGGCACGGACCACCCGATGCTGAGGATTTTCCGGCATAAGACTCGGGATCACGATGTGATGCCTGTGCCGTTGGAGCTGGTGGAGGAGTCGGATCGGTGGTTTCACTGGCTGCGCCAGGACAAGGGGATCGAGCAGCCGTCTTGGTATCTCGTGCCGCAGCGGCTGCACCGTGCCCACGTGTGGAACGAGGAGAAGGGCCGCTACCTGTTCGCTTCCGGTAATCACGGGGTGGATCCGACGAAGCCGTTCAGGAACAATTACCTTCCGGTGCAGCGTGCCGTGGCACGCCTGGGAATGGATGGGACGCGGGTCGGTGTCCATACTTTGAGGGCTAGTGCCGCTAGGCATTTGTTCACGGAGTTGTCGAACATGGGCTACGACGGTGCCCTGAGGCGTGTCTCGAGCCTGCTGGGGCACAAGAACACGACGACCACGGAACGGTATCTGGGGCTGTCGCTGGAGCGGTCTAGCCGGAATCAGCAGTTCTCGGGGAACAGGATGTTTCCGTCGATGGCGCAGCCTGCGGGGGAAGTTGTCATGTTGCCTTCGGCGGTTAATAATGCGTGACATGAAACGCACCCAGGTTGTGCATGAGTGTGACGTGTGTGGGGATGGGGCCACGACGGTGACGGTGGCGTTCGCGGGGGAGTACCCGTGGTCGGTGGATTTGTGTGAGGAGCATGCAGCTCCGATCCGGTCGCTCGAGTCTCGGGGTGTGAAGTCGTCGGCCCCTCGGAAACCTGCAATTCGCCCTAAGAAAACAAAAAAAGAGGGCCGTCCGAAGACGACCCACAAAATTTCGTTGACGTGACCCCAGGTGGGCACCCCGTAGGGTGCCTCTTCCTGGCGATCTGAGCCATTCTGAGGGGTTCAAGGTATGACCTTAGGGTTATTACTAGGGTACGGTACTCAAACCCCCCAGAATGGCTCTATTTAATTGTGTCAGATATTGCTATGGAAGTAGGCGAGACAACCGGGCTTTGATTCCAGTTTGATTCTCGCCCATGAGGCGAGCCAACCGACGACGCTCACGCTTCAAATTCAACTGGTCCGGGTCATTCTTCCTGCCATAAGTAGGCAGACGAGGAACCCCATCCACCCCACCATCCGTCCACGTCTTATGGAACAGCAGATTCTTAGCCGGCAACCCGTAATGCGCCATCAAGGCAGCAGTCCCCACCCGCAGCGACTCGAGCTGCTCAGGGATCCACGGCTCACCATACGTGTGATCCGTCTCGATCCCGATGGCGTGCCAGTTCATCTGATCCTTGGCAACACCCCAACCAGGGCCACCCGCACCCGCATGCCAACTCACCCCAGCGCAATACACGTGCCAGACACCCTTAGTGTCCACCCACATGTTCGCCGCAGGACCGTTCGCAACCATCCACTCCAACGCACCAGGCGACGGCCCCTCAGGGCTGGCGTCGTGATGCCAGAGAACAAACCGAAGATCAGGGTAGGGACCACCGGAAGCTGACCGTGACTTCCACGGACCAACCTCCTTGACCTTCACGCCGGCCTTACGCAGAACCTTCGCCGCGTCAGTCAGCCACACGCTACTCACAGATCATCATCCTCATCCGGCAGGACAACAGCCTCATCCACCAGAGACGGGCCAAGGAACGGACCAACAGAGTAGGAAGCAATAGAGGTCAGGACAGACACGACAGCGGCAGTCGCTGCCACAGCAAGACCCTGCTGCCAGTCAATCGTCAGTACCGTGACACCCGCAACGAACAGGGCCACCAAGGCTTGGCAGAAAGTTTTGATGGCTCGCTCGGACGTTGCGATCCAGAAACCACGATCATTCAGCAAGATGCTCAATCTCCTCATCAATCCTCACAATCTCCCGCTCAATGCGAGAGATCCGCGTAGCCATGTCATCCACCTTCGTATGCAAGTCACCCAAAGACTTGCCACCGTTCTTAGGCATGCGAGCTTCGATATACCTTTCGAGAGGTTTCACGATCAGGAACTTGCCTAAAGCAATCAGCGCACCAATAACGGCAGTCAGGAACGCCAGCACAATCGCTGCGTCCTGCACGATCTGAATCCAGTCAGGGGTGTCGTAACTCATTACAACTCCCGACAGGTGATTACGAGGACACCGCCAAGACCGGACTGTTGACGCGGGGGAGAGGTCTGCACCATCTGGATGTCCTCGATGAGGACCGTGTACGTCTCCTTCGCGAGGAAGTCCTGAAGAACTACAGGTGTGCCTGCAATCAGGGCGTTACGCAGGTTCTGCCACCGGGTCATGGCGAACCCTGGGTATCCCTGCTTCTGACCAAAGCGATCAGTCTCTGAATCAAATACGAGGAGCGGCAGTCGCCACACTTGCTTACGAGGCACAGCAGGCAAAGCCTTGAACTGCCAACCCCTAATCACCGGACCCTTAGCGGAATCACCCGCAGATCGGGTCAGCACAAACTTCAAACCAAGAGACTCAACAGGAACCGAAGGCACAACCTGAACCTCAACGTTCGCTGACCCCTCAGGGAACGTGTAGATCGAAGCCTCAGTTCCACCCTGCTGCACCGTGGACACAGCCACGCTGCCCTTCAGCTCACCGAAACGCCTGACATTCAGGAACCGGAACGACTTTGACTCAAGAGTGTTGTACCTGACCTGGCCCGTGAACAGGGTTCCCGAGGACACGAGGGTGGAGGCTGAGGTTATGTATGTTCCTGATCCGTTGACTCCAACGCAGACACGGTCACTGGAACCCAGTAGGCACACCCCATCGACGGATCCCGTAACTCCGGTTGATACGTCAGTGGCGTAGGCAGCCCTGCCCGACGCATCAAGATCAGATAGATCAAGGCGAACCACCCCGCTCTTACCGTCAATCGAGTCCTTGACACCAGCGAACACAAACCTGTCAAAGCCAGTGAAGAACTCCACAGGTGCAGAGGACTGGTAGGTGAGTGCCCCGTAGGTGACCTGCCCCTGGTCAGACACCTGACCGATACGGATCCCCTTGTTCGTCCCGATCACAATCAGAGAACCCAGGTAGGAGAACATGCCCGTCACATACTCACCGACAGGCAGCTCAGCCACGGTCACAGCAGCAGTCAACGTCGGAAGGGAACCATCCGTCTCATCGACCGTGAACTTGTAGATCGCTGAAGAGTTTCCTGAATAGCCAGCAGCCAGGATCGCACCTGGGCTGTCAACCGCAGCAGTCCATGTCCAGCCCGACTGAGGATGCGTATAAATGGCTGCTGGTAGTGCCCCACCTGTGAATCCACCCAACTCGTGCAGAGCCGCCCCATAGGCGGCGATCAGACGCTGCTTCACCCACCAGCCCTTGCCAGCACTGCTAGCACCCGTCCACTTCGAGGACGCAGTAGTGCCGGAAGCGGCAGCGAAATCAATACCCGTGGCGTGGAAACCCCACACACCGTCACCCGTAGACACCAGCCACGACGGGTTAGCCGTCCAGCCCGTGATCTCCGTCGAAGACCCAGACCCCGTAGACCTGTACACCTTGCTGTTGGTCGTCAGGTACACATAGTTTGTGGAACCACTCACGACAGACACGCACCGGGCCGTACCCGTAGACGCATCCTGAAGGCTCATACTCCTCAGGAGCTTGAACTCACCAGGCGTCCAACAATCAATACCCACAGATGAGGTGAACCGGCGCATCACCCGCTCATCATCAGCAGGCTCCAAGAACGTGATACCTGTACCGCCTGAGAAGTCACGTTGACTGCGAAGCCACCAGCCCGTCAGGGACTGCTCGCCAGGGTCACGCTGATTATCGAACTGCTCCTTATTGGAGGCAGTGAACCCTCGCGACATAGGGAACTCGTCCGAAGCCACACCCAGGAACGGCTGACCAGCAATCGCCCACTCATAGGCGAACGCACCCAGGCTGAACTGGGTCAGGCTCGCAGAGTAGGCGACACCAATATCAAGTAGCGGTGTGTCGGTGATGTCTGTCAGGACAGTCAAAGCAACCCCTCAGAGGGCGGGGCCGAAGCCCCGCCCCCATCAACTAGAAGGAGGAACCGATCAGGTGAGGTCGAACCACAGGTAAGAGAAGGTCGCGGCACCCTGGTCAATCGCGGCAGCGGACGAGTTCACGGCATAAACGGTCACCGTGTTTGCAGCCGTCACAGCGGCACCAGCGAAAGCCAAACCCGTCGTCAGGGTCGGCACGTTGATCACGACAATGTCACCAGCAGCAGCACCCGTCAGGGTGAACGTCTTCGAGCCCGTCTCGCCAGCGGCAATCTCATCGAAGTTAACCGACGCAGTACCCGTAGCCACCACAGCCTTCAGCGCAGCAGCCTTACCCACATACCGGGCAGCAATCTCAGCAGCGCCAAGACGGTCACCAGGATCAGGATCAACAGAGAACGTCAACGTCTTACCGTCATTGATGTTCACGGTGCGCGTACCATCGGGGGTGTTCGCAATCTCAACACCATTACGCTTCACCGAGATCACAACAGCAGGGGTGTCCTTGCCAATGAAATAGGTCTTCGAGGTTGTGATCGTGTCAGGGAAAGACACAGCAGAGGACAGGGCGGCGTCACTGAACCATGAGCCACCCGTGAACTCAACGACAAGTGTGTCGCTGGCACCGTTCGATACGGTGACGGAACCACCGGGCATAACTATTCTCCTTCTAGTGGGTGTTTCTCCTCACAGCTCCTGGCTAGTGAGGGCACAACAAAGGTGCGCCCACAAAGGGCGCACCTGTAGGGGTGTTCAGTCTTCGTCGTATTCGACGTATCCGAGGAAGTCCCAGATGTCGTCGTCCATAACCACTCCTTATCTGGCATCAGGATGCAGGTTAAATGGCTGCTTTACTGCATTGCAGTGCAGCAGGGATCGATGGGGAACTACTCATAAGCGGAAGTCGGGCTCGGCCTATGAGAAGTGTCCGCAACTCTTACGTTAGGGACTGGCGTAATCAATCCCTAGATTGGCGACTAGACGCCGAGCAGGGCAGACGCCTCATCAGCGGTCAGCCCCAGGGCTTCCAACTTGGCGACAGCCGACGCCTTAGCGGCAGCCTTAGCCTCCTCGGCAGCGACCCGCTCGGCCTCCGCAGCGGCAGCGGCAGCCGCGTCGGCCTCACGCTGCGCGATCTCCTCGGCAGTGAGGGGTCGCTCCTCGACCTGGCCTGTCTCGCAATTCACGATCACGGCGATGGGGGTGTCAGACATGGTGGCTCCTTATGCCTTAGTGATGCCGTACAGGAAGAAGGACGATCCGCTCTTGAAGTTGGACCCAAAGACGGGCAGCACCTTGATTTCGGTGATTGCGTTGGTGGAGTCCCACAGCCCCGCAACGACATTCATAAACGCCGTGCCATTGTTCTCTCCGGCCCCGCCTGCGCTGACGGACTTCTTGGCGCTGCCTGCATAGTTTGGGATGTATGACTCAGCAATCCCGAAGGTGTTTGCGGTGGCGTTGTTTCCTGCCACTATCCCCCCGTTGACGCGAGATTCTGTGGCGCTGACCGCATCGGTGCCGCTGCCCTGAAGGACTCGACATGAGTGGTTGGTGTCCGAACCCGCTGCATTGAATTGGAGCTTTACGGGGTCTGAGTCGCTGGCGCGGTCTGTCCTTCCTGATACGACAAGCAACAAGTCCGTGTAGGTGGCTGGAATAGAGGAGAAGGTCACGGAGCCGGTATCGCTGCCCAGCACATTCTTGGCAATCAGCTTCATGGTCGTTGCCACTAGCGGCCCCCCGTTCGCAATTCATGGGTTAACGTCATCACGCCGCCTTGATCCCGTAGAGCGACAGCACGCTACCTGCCATGATCGACGTTGCATCCGTACTGATCGTGATGGATGTGATCGCGCTGGTTGAGCGCCATAGCCCAACGGTGCGATCGACCTGTCCCTGAGACACATCGCCCATAGCCAGACAAGTCTTGTAAACGTTCGTATCCGCGTAGGACATAACGAACAGACGGAATGGGTGGAAGGTTGAAGTGGTGCTGCTCGTTGTTGTGTATGTCGGGGCAGCCTCTAAGGATGATGTGTTGCTGTTCCGTGCGCTACTGACAGATGACCCGCTTCCTGTCAGGCGAGTCCGCGAGTAGTTGTTGCCGGTGTCGCTGTTGAACCTGACGTAGAAGGCGGCGTTTCCAGCGCTGCTGAACTTGGTAAACGCCATGCCCTGCAAGACAAGATCAGTCCATGTGGCGGTGATATTGTCAAAGGTTATTGTGGCGCTGTCGCTACCTAGCGTCTGCGAGGCGATTGGCTCGTATGTCCTAGCCATGATCCACCCCCGATGTTCCTAAGTGTGTCGTTAGTGTCACGGTGCCTTCACCCCATACAGGGCGAAGGTGCTTGGGGCATAGAACGTGTCTCCACCGATTCTCAGCGTC